CTACATTCCAAAATAATGCATCATCTGATGCGTGTTCTTTAATAAATGACCAAACTTTTGAATCGTAATAATCCGAAGACGGAAACGGTGGTTTCTCTGCGGGTTTACATTTTTGTGTGAATTTATACTTTGATACGAAAATCTCTGCCCTACCCTTTTCTCTATCGGTAGTATTGTGACCAACTCTAACACCATACACTTTTGCATCTGGCCATGCCTTCTGCAAACCTCTTGAAAGAACACCTGAACTTATGCATGACCAAACTTCTTTTGGTTGTATCGGAAGTGAACTTGCGATTCTAGCAACTTCATCTATGACAACAGGATGGTCAAGACCAAACGGTAGTAATTGTGAACCAGGAGTTTCTACTGCATACTTTTTAGCAACGTGTTGAATGTGTGTTAGAAATCCCATAGGAACTTCTATAATGTTTGCACCGATAGAAATTGCTTCTTCGGTTAAAGGTAGATGCTTTCCTTTCGGAATTATTACGGTTGCCTTCAATCCCAAGTCTTTACAGGCATATGCCAATGCAACTTGAGCGTAGCCAACTCTTGGTGATGCATAAACCCATTCGTTTACATGAGATTGTGATTGAAGATAACGATATAAAAATCTTCTCTTTGTTCCACCAGGAAGTAAGTCATCACGAACTACCCAAATGTTTTCGTGTCTTTCAACAACAACATCTGGTAAAGTTACCGTAACATCTTTCGTTGGATATTGAAAGAAGTCGGCCATATAACACCTTAAAGACTATTGATAAGACCTTGATAATATGATTTTTGTTGAACACCAACAACCGTTTGTACTACTGAACCATTTCTTTCAAAAACTATTGTTGGAACGGCACGGACACCATATTGTTGTGCAATATCAGAGTTACTATCAATATCAATTTTTTGATAGCCAACTGTTGGGTTTTGTGAACGCAATTCATCCATTATTGGAGAGAGTGCTTTACATGGTTGACACCATGTTGCAGTGAAGTGTTTAATTGTAATCATAGATTTTACCAGGGCCTATCGAAATTTATTGAATTATTATTAACATCTAAATTTTTATGATTGATATTAGTTGGAATTTCATCAGTTTCTATATTGAAAAATTCACTAAAAGTTGTATCTGAATCCAACATATTTTCCATCTTTTCAGCAACAAGGTCATAATCTATTTTATGAAACTCACTTGCATTATCAAAATAATTTTTATCAACAATTCTAGTCTCAACTGAAATCGGTTCTTCTGATTTTTTAACTATTTGATTTCTAGCATAATCTAAACTTGGTGCAAATGGAATGGCTTGTGATTCAGGATTGACAATAACATTATGTCTTGTTACAATAATTTGATATACCATATTATTGTACTCTATAAAATAACCCATATATGAATCATCAAAATCGGAATCATCCATGTAATTGAAACTTCCCAAATTTTTTCCACGTTCATATACTTCCATGTTGGTCATGTTAATACTCCTATTAAAATAATAACCAAATATAACGAAATTAAATCAAAAAAGCAAATTTTATTTACAGTCCTAACCGTATTTTTATATCAACGGTATCGTCTTTTGTTTTTTTAATTGGCTTGCTCAGTTTTGCAATAGCAACCAATTCTCTAGCAGGAGTGTATAATCCAACGGAAGTTATGTATGTTACCGGATTTTCTATGAAACAAGAGTGTTTGATTCTACCATACTCTTTCAAATATGTTGGATTATTTGAGTAGTTACATTCTACTGGAGCAATTCTGACGGAATAATTTCTTATGTTCCTTTGTCTAGAATTTCTAAACTTTGAAGGTTTACCTATTGCGGCAGATCCACTCAATGATGTAAATATCTTATATGCATTATCACCGTTTGTGTTACTACCAGAAACCGTATTGAAATTCAATTCTGAATTTAACATTTCTGCATCCAATACTATTACACCAGAATTTGGATATACTTTTCCGTATGTTTTGTATGTTACATTACTTGTAGGGGTTCCTACACCTGATGAATGTATTCCACCTGACAAAGATCCACTAACAATATCAAATGAATATATTGCGGCTTTGTCACTACATGATTCTATTTCAGTTAAGTCTCCAGAGTTATCTACTAATGATAATACTTTATTGGAAGAACTGACTGCAACATTACTTCCTGTATAAACATTATTTGCATAACTCAATCCATTTAGTTCTGAAAGGTTTATTTCAAAGTTTCCTGGATCAATTCTATCCTTCATACTATCTCTATCGAAAGTCATAACATATACCATAGACGAAGAATACAATGTTGCATCTTTATAGTATTCAAAATTCTCAGAGAAACTATCCAGATTTTTTAATTTATATTGACTGAAAATTGATTTTGATGGTGAGTCTTCATCTTCAAATGATTCAAATGCAGAACCCGAACCGGCATAATGTCCGAAAGATACAGAGAAATATGATTTACTAACCTCACATATGTTACAATCGGTTATATCATAGTAATATGTTTTAGTGGATTGACTCTGAACAGAACTTGTTGCATAACATGATATGCTTTCTTGTCCATCGAACAACCCATCTATTTCATTTTTAACAATATCTCTAACATCCCTATTGGCAAAATTTTGCCAAATCCTACTTGATGCATCACCAAAGTCACATGGATCTGCAGTTATTATTCTTCTATATGTTGGTATTAACGCTTCGTTATCTGAATTTTTATCCAACAGGTCTTCAACTTGTGGTGGAGTTTGTCTTCCAGAAAGAAATTCATCATATGCCTTTTCTGTAAACGAATCTGGACATATAACATATGTTTCCTCACTAACTGTTACAGTACAATCACAATCTGGTGACAATAATCTATTTACAGTAGGTGGTGTTATTATGTTCAATTCAACACATTCACAGTCTACTAAATCGGAAAATCTAGTCTGTTCTGTATATTCTTTTATTTGAGTTACCTTTGTATCTAAACTCATCGATACAAAAAATGTATTTTGAGTCATTGAATGGTTATTCGGATCAGGCCATAGACCTTTATCATATAAATTTTTCCAATCACTTTGTCTTGATGGACTCAAACCACCGATATAAATTAACTTATTAACTATACGAGTTTCGCCTGGATCATCTATTTCAGCTTCAAACCCTTGTCTTCTTCCTTCAAATCCTGCTGGTTTGTATGTGACAGGTCTTACAACTTCACTGATAGTTTCATATTGAAAAATACCTTCTTTGAATGTATTTGTAAATGGATCCAAAATCTCATTAACATCGTAACCATATATCCCACCGAATCCTGGATTACATACACTCTTTCTGAAAATTTTTAATTCATAATTATACACATTGTATATTGCTTCAAACCCCTTGAAACATGGTCTGTATGGTACTCTGACTTTATCATTAGATGTAGATACCAATTCGCCATTTAATATAAAATCATCAGGTGGAATATCAATTCTTGTTGTATTTGGAGCATTTGAATTATCTTTCCAATTAACGATAACACTTAAATTCAGATATGGTCTTGAACCTTTAATCCAAACCTCACCATTAGATCTGATAAAGTAATGATCGTTCAATCGGAATCCACCTCTAGATTTATCTTCTATTTTTACACTATCAACATTTGGGAATGTTATATTTGGAACCTGTAATGTTTTTTTAGCAACATCGTATGTTATTGGTAGTCTATATTTCCATTTTCCAGTTTTAGGTAAGTCAACTGGAGTATCGTCAAAATATAAAACATTTCCTGGAAACTCACTCCATGACAATTCATAACATGGTGGGAAACCTATCTCAACAATACTATTATCAGATACATTTCTTCCCCTATTTAAGTTTACACCAGATATGTCTATAGCACCAACGTTTGTTGGTATTCCAAACGGAGGATCCTCTATATTATTAGCAGTGCTTCTGAAATCTTCAAGTGGAAACCAATCTCCAACTCTATTTAAGATTTCTTCTTGAAGTTTTTGTGATGACCAAACATCTTTAATATCAAATTTACTCATTTAAGTAATACCCACATAACAATAATGAATCACATAGAACTTATTACGGCACCATATTCTTTTGCTTCAAATTTTTCCTTAACTATATCCATCAAACATTTTTCAACTTCTTTCTTGTATTGATCGATAAAGTATGGAGTTCCTTCTTCAACCTTTTCAATTTCTTTGATTGCTTCTAATTTTGTAACACACTTCTTTTCACCAACTAATTTTGCGAGTTCAATTAGTGCCTGTGTGGTATCTTCTTTTTCTTCAACTGCTTTTTTTATTTTATTAACTGCAGTCTTAACTTTTTTACCGATTCCTTCATCTTCTTCTTTTAATAAGAGACTTTTCAGTTTCAAAGATTTCATTCTAAACTCCGATTATTTACGGGATAATAAAAAATAAAGTCCAAAAAATAACAGCGCTACCGAGTAAAATATAATATCGGTAACGATGTAACTCCCTGTAAGTTTTGTCACTAAAGCAAAAGCCGCATCGAATCCAAGCGGATTGAAAAAAGTCCCAAGTATTAAACATACTTTTGCCAGCACATCTTTGTATTTTCTTGCACTTCCTCTTGACATTACGCCATCCCATGTAATTACCTTTGTGTGAAAAATACTATTGTAAATATAAATATGGGATAAACAAAAAAGGGTGATGTTTCCACCACCCTAATACTAACATCTAATCTTATTTTATTTTGATTGTTATTTCCTCTGGCTCTACCGGTTTTTCATAAGGAACAGAGACATGAAGAATACCGTTTTCAACGGTTGCGTTAATTCCCTTAATATCATATTTAAGTTTACCAACTGGTAACTCAAACGCCAATTCAATGGATTTTTCACCAACAAACAGATTTAAGCCTTTTCTATTTGCAGATACTTTAAGGATATTATTTTTTACCGTGATATTAACATCCTCTTTTGAAAATCCAGGAATTTCTGCATAAATGTTACGAACTCCATCTGCGTCTTGAACTAATGTGCGGGTATTGAATTTTGGTAAATCAAGATGTGTTTTTGATAATTGATTCACAACATCATCCCACCATTCATCTCTACGGAGAATAGAATTTAGAGCTAACATAATAACCTCCAAAAAATTAAAATAAAAAAGTTAATTAGATGGTTTAGCAGCTTTTGCCTCTGCAACAGATGCCTGATTATATGGTGTAATCAACTTTTTAATTGCACTTGCTGCTTTACGAGCAATCGCTGCATCTTTCTTTTTTGTTGAATTATGTGCAACTGTAAACTCATTAAATAAATTTGTCAGTTGAGCATAGATTTCTTGTTTTGACATAAAACCTCCTTTGATAACCTACACAATTTCCGGTATCGGTAATTTTGCATCGGTTACATTTTGAATAAAAAACTTACGGATTAGTTCTCTCATTCCTGAAACTTTACTTTGTTTATTAAAAACAACATCGTATAATTTTTCAAATGAAGAAATATCCGAAGGACTATATTGATCACCTAAAAAGAAGTTTACCATTTCTTCCGGTGTCTGTGTTAAAAAACTCTCACTTCCGGCTATTGTTTTTCCGGACTTAATCACTCCACCACCTTTGCCAGAATAATTTTTTATCAGATTGAAAATTCCTTTATCGTTACGAAGAACATATTTTTGAATTTCAATCGGAACATCTTTATCTGTTTTCTTCAATACTTTGTAATCAAATGCAGCAACAACCGCACCCAATAAAAAGTTTCTATATGCCGATTTATATTTAGATTCACCCTTTGAATAATCAGGAGAAGAATACACAAATTGTGTCCAATTCAAATTATTAGATAACATAAAATCTACTTGCACTGGCTCTCCTGTATTTCTACCAACTATCTCGAATGGTATAGAAATTTGTGAAAAGCCCCTCATTGGTTCCGTTTCAAACCCCATGGCACTCAATTTGTCTGATAACCAATTAAATACCTCACTTAACTTCAAACCATTTGATGAAGCAATCTGGTCTGCGGAAATACCAATATCCAAATCACCAGATAATTGGTCAGCAGGTTTCTTTCCTGCACTTCCTAATATAAAACAATCAGTTCCGAATCCAATCAAACCCAATGGTTTCAAAACATCGGTTTCTATTTTTTTAACTGTTGGCATAACTTCACTTTGTTTTATACCAACTGCATCTGCAAATAAATTTCCACCTTCCAATAATATATCTTTTAATTTAATCATGTTTTTTTCAAAATAATAAGTGTTATAGTTCTTTAACCGTGTTAATAATAATTATTTGTTAATTGATAATTGTCTAACCAAATCATCAATTCTTTGATGTAAGTCCCTATCTTGACCATCAATGTGTGTGAATATATTATCAATTCTTTGATGAAGATTTAGGTCTTCTTTTTCAAGAGTTGAACGAAGTGAATCCACTCTGGAATCAATGAACCTTTTAATATGTTCAATCTCTCTTACGATTATATCAAGTTCTTTGTTTAATCTGTTAATTCTGAATATACCCACAACTACAACTGTGACTAACACCACAACTGTAACCGCACATATACCCATTAAAAATGGCATTAAAAAATTTTCCATAACTTTTCTCCTAAATTATGTCAAAGAACTATAACACTATTCTTGTTTATTTTATCTCACAGGCACCACCTGCACAAGCAAGTTCACCTGATAAGTCTGTGTTATCATCCAATTCTATTATCTTGGACAAATCAACATCATGTAATGTTTCCATTAACTGATTATACTTCTGTTCATCAATATCTTCAAATGGTGCCTGAATATATGTTCCACCGTCATAAGGCAATACTGAAAGACCATTAAAGTGTTCTTTGTTTTCCCACATCCAATTACCAACTGCATCCCATTCGTGTTCACGAATTGAAACTGTTGCAGAAATGTTGTGAGTATTCATACCGGTTCTATGTCCAGGTTTAATCCAATTCTGATTGAACCATTTTACCCTTTCCAATAACTGTAAAGGACTTTCACTACGAAGTATTGAACCTTCTGGTGCCTTTTGTGGAACACCGATAACTGCTGTATCATGTGGGCGGAAGTATTCATCTTCAACCAATTCAGGATGATTGATTGCAAGATAAGAGTAAATTGCCTCATTCTTACCAACACGAACACGGCGTAAATAGAAATCGTTGTGCCATGCATGAATACCGGAAGAACAACCCAATGTTAATGATGATGTTCCAGCAGGTTTAATTGTTGTTGTTCTTGCACTACGATTGATACCGATGATACTAGCAACTCTTTCATTTTCCTCACGAGAAACTTTAGCAGCCGCCTTCAAATCTAATTTTTGAACTTTACCAGATCCGATACCAGTCATACCAACGCCGAGAAGTGCATCCTTCTCAGTTGTTCTTTGCCATATAGGACGAAGATAATGGAAGTCTGTATATCCAGCTTGAAGTGTTCCAATGAAAGAAGCAGCACGAACTCTTGAATCCAAATCTTCTTGACTTTCAACATCTGAAACATTTACTTCGCATAAATTACAAAATTGGAAAGGACGAAGTGCAATCTCACAACAAGGATTTGTTCCCCAATCTTTATCATTTGAAAGATAAATTCCAGGTTCACCTGCATTTGATAATTCTATTTTTTTCCAAATAGTTTTGAAAAATTCTTCTGATACTTTACTACGAAGAAGAACAGCAGAATTATTAGCTCTGCCTCTTTGTGGATTGAGTTCCCACCAATTTCCAAACTTACATGAAATCATATCGTCATCATCTGCAGAGAAAAGAGAGATAAGAGCGGCACGGCGAATACCACCTGCAAGAACTGCGTCTGCAATATGACAAACAATATCATGTACTTCAATAGATGAAAGTTGATCACCATCTTGTTTCAAATCAAGTATCGCTCTAATCTTCTCAATACAAATACGAAGTGGTTCTGGACCAGGTGCCTTACCACCACTTGTAATCAGACGAGCACCCTTGTGACGAATATCTGAATAATCAAAACGAATAGATGAACCACCGGTGAAGTATGACTTCATCAATGCCTTAACTGCATCTGCCCAACCTTCGATTGAATCACTAATAAGGAATCTTCTTTCTTTGCTCTTTGGTCTATGGATTGCTGGTAGTTCTTCAACATGATGTTTCTGAACGGAATATCCTACACCAGTTCCACCAAGAAGAAGAAACATCACTTCACCAAATGCACGCCAGTCATCGATAGGCAAATAAGCACAGTTGTAAATTCTGTTCGGAGAAATCTCTATTGGTTTACCACCAAACTGCAATGAACGCATTGATGGTAGAACTTTTTTATCATACACAAATTTATAGACATTTTCAATCTCGTCTTTTAATTGTGGGTATTTTCTTTGATGCATTTCTTTGTTTCTCGTTACCAATTCTTCCCAAGTTTCTCTACGATTCTTTTCAGGAATGAAACGAGCATATTTCATATAAACAGTAATTTCAGACAAAATTCGATTACTAATGTCCATTTATTTCTCCATTGATTTTTTATTGAAAACGTTATTTTTTAGGTCTAAATCAAAACCATATACGAATAAGTATATGGCTTGATATAAAAAAAGTAGGTTTTTTCAAAAATTATTTTTACACTAAAACCCTTCTAATTCTTTGAATTTTTGTGAAAGAGCTTTCTTCACATTGACCTCACCTTTCATTGACGTAGAAACACTTTGTCCCATATCGGATGATGGTTCATATATTTCGATATGACCGGTCATTGTGTTTATTTTACTTGGGAACGTCATACCATCTGGACCAAAACGATTTTTGATAATATGCCATCTGCCCGTTCCGCCTACCTTATCATTAAGTTTTCTTGAAAGAGACATAATGAAATCAGCAATCATAATTTTATTGTATGATTCTGAAACCTTACCACCTTCTATAACATCATCTTCAAGAGCGGAACGATTTGCCTGTGATGCAGTCCATATGGGTATTCCATAAGTTCCACCGATACCACGAAGGTCCTCATAAATATCATTCAACTCTAATCTTTTATCACCGGCTTTTGATGGTCTAATCAAATCCGCATAATCAACTATAACCAAATCAGGCGGTTTACCTTGACTAATACATTTTTCTATATGTGATGTTATCGTGGTTATACTTGCAGTTTTCGTTGGGTAATACTTTACAATCAAATCCCCTTTAATAGTTTCCATTGCGTCACGAATTTTTTCTTGTGCATGTTCTTCTCCAAGATTTTGAAATGCAATCTTTGTAAAGAATGCATCGAATCTGCGAGCAACATAAAACTGATTAAGTTCAAGTGTGTAATAAATAACCCTCTTTCCTGCACGAACGGCATTTGCTGCAACACTAACCAAACCCCAAGACTTACCACCGCCGGCAGGAGCAATGATTACACCAAGTTCTCCGGCAGCCAATCCACCGTTTGTAATATCATCAACAACATTCCAACCAGTAGACACACACGTTCTTGCACCTTCTTCGTAACGTGCTGCAATATCAACGATATAATCGTGACCAATATCTTTGTCAGTTCCAGCTTTAAGTGCATTATCAACTTTCTTTTTTATCAAATCATACTTACCACTCTTGAGCAAATCAACAGATTCAATAATTGCAACCTTCATCTTTTGATTTTTACAAAACTCTAATGTAGTTAATTTTACATATTCACCGTCTGTACTGTCTTTATATTTTGCACTTTCTTTCAAAGCATCTGCAATAGTGCTTTTCAAAACTTTATCTTCGACTTGTATCAATTCTGATTTGAATACTTCAGCAGTTGGTGCAGTTCTATACTTCTCATAATAAGTCATTATCTTAGCAACAATCCAATTATTTGCCTGAGACTCAAAATAAGTTGGTTCAATTATATCTGAAACCTGTTGTAAGAATGACCTATCGTTTAGTAGTGATGTGATAACTTTTGTTTGAAATGTATGTCCGTATTGGGATAAATTATCCTGCATACTTGTTCCTAATCGAATTTAATGTTGTAAAATTTTTCTTCAACCACTCGTCCCAATTCAATAAAACATTTTGTAGTTTATCTTCTACAAACAATTTGTCTAACTCAATCTTATTCATTCCACCGATTTCACCATCAACTATGTTACGAATTGTAGATTTCGTTGATGCTGGAATATCAACATCTTCAAGTTGCATTATACGATGATTGGTTTCCAATACTTTCAGATTTTGTTTTAGTTCTTGAATTGCTTTCGATTTGTTATCATACAATTTACAAAATTCTATGAACATTTCCAAATTTATTTTTCTTTTTTCGGATAAGATGGGGAAATGTTTGAGAATGGATTTGTCACCGATACCTTTTATGCCAACAACATTATCACTCTTGTCACCAAGAATTGATTTGTATATGATGTAATTCTCACACCATATACCAGTTTCTTCCAAAAGATTTTCGGGCGTATACATTTTCTTTTTAGTTGGCAAGTAAACGCCAACCCTATCCGAGACTAATTGTAAAAAGTCTCTATCGTTTGATAGGATAACACATTTTTCTTTGAAATAAGAAGAAAGGTAGGCAATCACATCATCTGCTTCGATTTTATCAATGGAGAGTATTGTTAGTGGCAGATTTTGTAGGTATGAAAAAACACGAAACAGTTGATATTTGATAGACGATTGCTCATCATCAATATCCTCAAATCCTACTACACGGTTTAACCGTGACTTGATTGCTCTACCTTCCTTATAGTTTGAATAGATTTCTTTTCTTCGTTGTGAACCACCCTTACCATCAAAGACAACAACAACCCGCGTGGGATTAACCATACGGATTGTTGCTCCAAGAGACTTTAAGAAACCAGATAGACCACCAACATGAATACCATCTTCGTTTAATGTTGGGATAGCAGAAAAGGTGCGTATAAATAAATTCATCCCATCAACAATCAAAACCTTACTATCACGATGTAGGTTTTCTTGTTCGGCTTTTTCTGTTTCTATTTCTTGTAAAAGTCTTTGATATTTTCTGTTCATTGTAACCAATTCCATATATCGTTTTATCAATACTAATATACGAAAATAATATGACATTGCAAAATAAAAAAAGAGAATCATCCGATTCTCTTTGTATAGTTCTTAATTGGCTATCATTTAATAATCTTTTATTAAATATAATCATTTGCCGATATGCCTAATCTTGGAGCCAACTGGCGTATTTCTTGTTCTATTTCTCTTGATTCTTCGGGTCCAGCATATTCTTCATTGTAAACAACCAACCTTGCTAATTCCTCCACCATTTCAAAAAATGCATTACCTTTCATTTTTTTTATTTGTTGCTCTAATGATTTTATTTGCATTTGAGCTTCTTTTGTGTCTTCCATATTTGTGCTGTATTCCTCTTCTTTACGGAAAATCACATAATCTGCAATCAATTCTTTTATATTGATGAATTGACCTGGCATTCCAGGAGGTTTATTGCCAATAAGTGGATTTACGAAAGGCGATTCATTCATTTTTTTGTTAAACTTTTCATGTATCGATCTTCCTTCCTGCACTAGATCCTTTACTTTTATTGACTTACCCATATTAAATACTCCAAAAAAGAATTATGTATATGATATAAATATGGGGTAAAATTATTTACCCCATAGTTTTCTATACTTCATCTTGTAGTAATGGTTCATTTGAAAGTGTTACATCGTCAATTCTGGCTTCATCCAATTTCTTGTATTTCATAATTACCTTATCAGCAATTTCATCATACACTATATCGTATAATTCAGGATCACTCATAATCTTTTCAACAAATTCTTTGGATTGAAATTTGATAACTTCTCCAGAACGTTTATCTGTCCATGAATACCAAGCACCTGATTGAGATACAAGGTTGTGTTCTTTCATAACAGTAAGCCAACTACTGTAATCATCAATACCACTATCAAAATAAACTTCATATTCGCATTCACGAAGCGGTGGACCACATCTGTTCTTAACTAACTTTGCCTTAACTCTCGAACCAACGATTTCATCACGACCTTCTCTCTTTGCCTTAATAGCACCGATTGAAGACAGACGAAGACGAACAGATGCATGGAAAGGAATACCTTTACCACCAGGTGTTGTCCAAGGATCAGAGAATGCTGGAGCATTAAGTTTCTGACGAAGTTGGTTTGTAATAATCAAACAAATTCTTTCTCTACCGATAAGATTTGTAATCTTTCTCATTGCCTTTGAAATGATAAGTGCCTTTGCCGTAGCATAACCATCTTTATCAAAATCTGCAGCCATTTCTGTTTTAGTAGATGCACCGGCGATTGAATCAACTACAATAGTTACCAATCTATCTTTATCGGATGAACGAACTTTGTCAATGATAACATCAACGGTTTCAAAAATATCTTCTACGGTTTCCAATGGAATGTATAACATATCTTTTAAGTTCAGACCGATTGCACTCAAATACTCGGTAGCGATAGCATTCTCAGTATCAATATAAACAGCAAGACCACCTTTCTTTTGTGTGTTGAGAAGGGCATGGGCTGCCAATAGAGATTTACCGGATTGTTCGAGACCTGTTATTTCAGATACACGACCAACAGGAAAACCACCATACTTACGATTAGAAATGGCCAAGTCCAACATGGTTGAGCCAGTTCCTACCCATTCTTTTACTATCGTAGGTGCATCACTATCACCTTCAAGAAAGTAAGCGGTCTTAATGTTTTGAGCTTTGAATTGTTTGTTTATAGTTTCGGCAATGACTCCACCGAGTTCATCGGATAAATCACTTTTTGATTTTGCCATAAAACACCCTTATTAAAATAGGTCATCAAATGTAACACCAATATCATCAGCAGATGATGTGGGTTTCTCACTCTTTTCTTGTTTGTAATTCAAATCAGCAGCAGGTTCTTCTTGTGATGAAGTTCCCATCCAAGTTTGTAATTGAATTTTCAAATCATCATATGATGGTTCAGGAAACAATTCAGTAATCTGTGGTTGTGTCTTAATTTTTTCAAGAACATCCTGAGATTCTGTGATTGGGGTTTCTTTTGGTTTAACACGAATAGTTGTTTCGGCATAAGTTTTACCAGCTTCTTCTGGTGACTTAACTGTAACAACAATGTCACGACCAGATTTAGGATCAGACAAATCACCGTAATCTGGATCAACAAAGAAAGCAAGTAGTTCTTCATAGACTTGTTTACCAAATCCCCAAAACTTAACACCTTCATTTTCTTGACCACGAATAATAACAGGTGCATACACTCTCATTTTTGGTTCGAGTTTTCTACCCATTACCCAATCTTCTTTATCGCCAGTTTGTTTCAACTTCTCAGCAAATTCAACGATTGGATCAGGACGACCAAATGATACAGGTGAAAGAATAGAACGCTTACCGATATTGTAATGAAAATACAATTCGATGAAAGGGTTTTCTCTATTGTGAATGTAAGGGGCAATACGAATTTGGGTTTCGCCCGGATCGGGTTTCCAAATGTTTGATGTGCGATTGTTTGTGTTTTTCAAAGAGTTCAAACGGCTCTTGATTGCATCGAGGTTAATACTCATGCTGTTTCTCCAAATGTGTAATGAATAATGATTAACTGTTACTAAAAGAATGTCAGTTCTAATAGGACAATACTAATATAATGATTTAATGTTTAATAAGCAAGCAATTTTTTCTATAAATAAATATGGGAAATCCGAAGATTTCCCATTTTATCATTTTTTTTAGTTGGCAATATATCACCGTGTCATGTAATCATCGTAATCATCAGAACGACCAGCTGGTGTTTTGATTTCATAATCGAATTTATATGGAATTTCGATTTTACCAGGAGGATCGATA